ATATTATTAAAATTTAAATTTATAGTTCATAATAATATCGTTGACGAAAATTATTTAATAAAATTTTTTTCAGGAGAACTAGAAAAATTATTATAATATTTTAACATTCTATGTTCTAGATTATTAACAAATAGATTAGGCGAAGACTTATTCGGATTAAATATATTTTGTGTTAAATTATATTCTTGATAAATTTCATTTTTTATTGTTTTTTGATATTTACGAATATTTATTGGTTTTGTTTTTTTACACCAATAAGAAGAAGATTCCATTATAAGTTAATAAAAGAAAAAATAATAATAAAATTGATTTAAAATCATCCTTATAAATAAAGATATTATATGGCATTATCACTTGATGAAGAATGGACAATGTTCCAACAACATAAAACAATAGACGATACAAATATAAAAAAAAAAGAAATAGTTGTAGAAAAAGATATCCCTAAATCCAGTAACATTTATATATCCACACAAACAAAAATAGGATATTTAAATAGAAAAATAGATCTAAATAAATTATTTTGGAAAATACCTATTGTACCATATTACATGCCAGAAGCAGGGATTATAAAAAAAAATATGAAAATAAATTGTAATTCACAAAAAGAAGTAGATGATTTAGATAATAAAATAAAAAATGAAATAAATATAAATGTAAATATACTTTCAAAAATAAACGAAAATAAAACAAGAAATATACCCTTTAAGGAAGTAAGAAAAATAGATATAGGTATATCAAAAAAAGATATTATAAGTAACCGTAGAAAAGCTAAAGGAGCATTTTATAACTGTTTTGCAGTTATAATAAGAGTATCAATGCCTGATAAATATAAAGAAATACATGTTAAAATTTTTAATACTGGAAAATTAGAAATACCAGGTATCCAAAATGATGATATTTTAAACAAAACATTAGATACATTGATAAATATTTTAAATAAATTAACAGATAAAAAGATATCATGGTTACCTGAAAAAATACAAACAGTATTAATTAATTCTAACTTTAATTCTGGGTTTTATATAAAAAGATTTGAATTATATCAAATATTAAAAAAAAAATACAAAATTAATTCAAATTTCGATCCTTGTTCATACCCAGGAATACAAAGTAAATTTTATTATCATCCGGATAATAAGAATCATGACGGTATTATGGATAATAAAAATGAAAAGTTAAATCAAGACCTATGGAAAGCAATATCATTTATGATATTTCGTACAGGTAGTATATTAATAGTAGGGAATTGTGATATTTTAATACTTAATATTATATATGAATACCTGAAAAAACTTCTTATATCTGAATATAAGTCAATATATATTGATGTTCCAGATGATCAAAAAACAAAAAAAAAGAAAAAGAAAAAGAAAATGAGAACCATCACCTTTATACAAAATATTAATGAAACAACCAATTTATAAATTTTATATACGTAAATAATTTAAGATTATTATTAATATTAATATCAGACATTTTATTATTAATTTTCTTTTTTGAAATTATTTCATTATTCTTAATATTTTTTTTAATAAAAGAATTACATAAATTTAAAAATAATACCCCATCTTTAATTTCCCGTAAAATTAATAAGTCCTTAAAAACTATAAAATTTTTACATAATAATATTTTTTTATCTAATTGTAATTTATTTTTAATTAGCTTTTCTGATATTCTTTTTACCATTGTTTGTACATACATGAAATAATCAATAATTTTATTATATTCAACATCCATACCATTAATTAAATACAAACATAGCTCGTTATGTATTAACGTAAATTGTTCAATAAAATTATATTTTTTATCATTTTTTATATCATAAATAAAACTATTTTTTATATGTTGATCAATATCAAATATTGTCTTCTTATAAACAAATAATATTGCATCCTTGGAATTTAATTGTAAATAACTATGATTATCTTGTCCGATCTGACCTATAAATTCAACATAAAATAAATATGACTTTTTTGTATGATGTATCGTTAAATCTAAATTTTTTGTGTACAACAATAAAATATTAAAAACATGTTTAATTGTCTCTAATCCTCTTTTCACAACAAAAGAAAAATAGTTTTTATTTTGTACTACTATATTGTCTGAAATATGTAATAGATATTCGGACACGATATTTGCATATGAGCGTAAAATTAATTTATTAGAAGAGTCTAAAGATTTGTTATAATTATCTAAATTTAATAAAGTTACCTTTGAATTTTTATTATTTTCCATATAAAAATTATTAAATATTATTTTTTTATATAAATAACTATTTAAAGATTTAAAATAAATTTACTTTATAATAATGTCAGAAAGTACAAGTTCAACAGAAAGTTCAACAGAAAATTCAACTAATTATAGATTACCCGGTGGAACAACCCTTCAGCATTGTGCAAAACTTAGCATTGTAGAAGATAAACCCATTATGTTTGACTATTGGACATCCTCATGTGATAAATCAGTATTGATTGGAGTTAGAGAAACTGGTGAAAAACTACTTGTAAAAAGCGAAGATGAATACACTAGCCCTATTTCTAAGATTTATAAAGTAGATAATGAATATATTATTATTACCGAAAATTCAATCTATGTTGTTTCCGCTGATATTGCTACAAAAAGAATATCTGCATAAATTATTACTAAAAGAATATCTGCATAAATTATAATATTATTATCAATGATAATGATATTATAGTATGTTTTTTAATTGAGCTATTTGTTCGTTAGTTAATTTATTAGGAAATACTAATTCAAAAACAATAATTAATTTACCTACTTTATTTTGTCTTTTCATTCCTAAATTATTAATATCTCTAGAATAGTTTGGCTGAATAATATTCCCAGCATCATTATTTATAGAATAAGTTTTACCATTTAAATGTTTAATATCAAATTCAAATCCTGTTAATGATTCCTTAAGAGTTATTTTTTTTTTATAAATTAAATCTAATCCATCCCTAATAAAATGCGTATTATTTATTATTTTTATAAACAATTGAACATCACCTTTATTTTGTTCATTCATAATATTTCCTTTATTTTTCAAAACCATTCTTTCACCGTCATCTATACCAGATAATATATTTACATAAATTTTTTCTTTTTCAATTCTTCTTTCATTACCATACATAACCCACCTTTCAACATGAATAGGTTGTGTTATACCAGAATAAGCATCTTCTATTCCGATCTCAATTGTTTTGGTTATAGGATGAGGCTTTCTTACAGCATTTATATTCACTGGTTGTCCATTTCTAAAAACCTGAATATTAGGCATGTTCCCACCCATAGCAAATTGTACATTAGGCGGAAATCCAGAATTCATACCGGGTATACCTCCTCCAAAAAACATTTTCATTATATTATCAATTCCCGGATCTCCAACACCCATTTGACCAAAAGGACTGTTGCGTTGCATATCATATTGACCTTTTTTTTGTTTATCACCTAAAGTTTGAAATGCTTCGTTTATTTTTTTAAACTCTTCAGGATCTCCGCCTCTATCAGGATGATGTTTGAGAGACAACTTTCTATAACTTTTTCTTATTTCATCGGCGGTTGAATTTTGTTTTACATTTAATAAATTATAATAATCCATATTGTATAAAATATAAAAATAAAAACTTAAATACTTTATAACTTAAATATAATATGAATACACCGTTTTTAAAAAAATACCAACCGTTTTTTTTAAAAGATTTTATAATAAATAAAGAATACGTAGATTTAATAAGAACATTAATAAATATTAATAACCTAAATATTTTATTTATAGGTAACACGGGATCAGGAAAATCTACATTAATTTATGCTATTATTAGAGAATATTATAAGTGTGGAACAATACCTGTAAATAATATTTTATCAATAAATAATGTAAAAGATCAAGGTATACATTATTATAGAAGTGAAGTAAAAACATTTTGTCAAACACCTTCTATAATTCCCAAAAAAAAAAAATTTGTAATAATAGATGATATTGATTCTATTAATGAACAAAGTCAACAAGTATTCAGAAATTGTATAGATAAATATAGTCATAATGTACACTTTCTAGCATCTTGTTCAAATACTCAAAAAGTAATAGAAAGTATCCAATCTAGAAATATCTTAATTAAAATAAAACCAGTAACAAAAATAAATTTAATTGATATTTTTAATAATATTAAAAATAATGAAAAATTAGTAATTGATAATGAAGCAGAAAAATTTATTTTAAATATTTGTAATGATTCAATAAGACTGTTAATCAATTATTTAGAAAAATTTAAACTTTTAAATAAACCAATTGATGAAAAAATGGCAAAAGATGTTTGTACAAATATTAGTTTTTATTCATTTGAAGAATTTACAAAAAATTGGTATATACAAAAAAACTTGGTCGAATCTATTAAAAATATTTATTCTGTTTTTTTAAAAGGTTATTCTGTAATGGATATATTAGATTCATACTTTATTTTTATAAAGTTAACAAATATAATCCCAGAGAAATTAAAATATAAAGTTATAAAAATAATTTTAGAATATATTGCGCTTTTTAATACCTTACACGAAGCAGAAGTTGAATTATCATTCTTTACAAACGATTTATTTTTATTAAAATAAAAATATTATTGGTATATATATATTATGAGCCAAATTTTTAAAAAAAATCTTCCAAAAGAATACTTATATAATTTTTTAAACGGATGTTGTGTTTTAAATAATAAAAAATATACCTTTTCAAAATCTTCTTATAAAAAAGCAAAATTAAAAAAAATAGCAGAACCATTTTGCAAATCATTAAAAGAATTTTATTTTAAATCAAAACACTATTACATTGAACGTAATATGACTTATAAAAATATAATTACGATATTAAGACAAATATGTAAATTTAATAATATACCGTTTACTTCTGATATAAAATACTCTAAATCAAAATATGAAATTACATATTTTATTTTCCAAGACTAATTAATAAATATTTTGCCGCCTGCGTGTTTGATTCCAATATTTGTTTATGACTTAATCTAACAAACCAGTTAAATTTAGTTCTTAATAAAATCTCATTTTTAGGTAAATAAATACCGTATAAAGAACACATACAATATTTGATTCCCTTTTCTATAAGTAAATCATCAATCAAAACCTTATTATTTTCTTTATCTTTACAACCAAATGCCTTACCGCATATTAATGATATTTGATTTTTATCAACCAGATTGTAAAGATGTTTATCCAAAAGCCCAATAAATTCTTTTTCATCAGTATTATCATTTGATACACTAATTTCTAATTCCGATATAATTATGTCCATTTCCTTACATTTTGGTTTACACCCCATTATCTTATGAGAGGGGAAGAACTGAACATACGTACTAGAAATATTTCTATTTAAAAGTTCACCTACAAACATACAATTTTCTTTGATTTTTTCATCATATAAAGATTTAAGGTCTTTCATTACAATTAAAGAATTTGGTATACACATACCACCATATGTATGTAATAATTTACATAAAGCTAATGTTCTAACATGTTTTTTTATTGGATTACTTAATCCATTAATTTTAATTGACCAGTTTGGTAATAACTTACTAAATGTCTCATCATTTATCAAACAAATATTAAAACTTTTACCACAATGTTTTATTACAGATTCAACACATAAATCTATATAAGGTTGATTACCCTGTTTTGAATTTCTAGAATAAAATGATTCCCAATTTCTTGCGTTTACTTCATAATCAGAATGAATCCATAATAAAGGTTTACCATTATTTGATTCTGATTCATTTAATAAAAATTTCTTTACTAAATTATATTTATCAAGTTCTTCGTCGGGTAAAAATTTCTTTTTATATCTATCAAATAGCATGCCTATTATTGTCATTAAAATAAAAAACATAATATACTTTATAAAATTCATATTATATATATAATTACAAAAGAATTTATTAGTTCCCTAATTGTTTTAAATGGGACCACCAAATATTATTAGCCTGATTTACTTGTTCGTCTTGTTTCAATAAATTATACGCCCTTTCGGTATTTATTTTATTAGTTCTTATATTTTTTTCTCGCATTAATTCTTTAGATTGCGCCAGAGATGGTGTTTCGCACATAGATTTCTCACGATGTTCAATATAACTATTTACATTTGAAAATTTCCTTTTTCTTAAATAATCTTCACGTGTTGTAGGTACAACTGTTTCTGTATGAGCCTTTCTTAAATCTTGATATGGTAATCTACTAAATATATCTGTTGAATACTCTTCGGGTTTTTCATTAGTTAAATTAGTACCTATATTATAGCTTACTTCTCTTATGTCTTTATGAATAATTAGTTGCGAAGATTCTTTTTTCTTTTTTTCAAATGCATTTGCCATTGCAGATGCACTGTTAACCTTTATATTATCAATATCTTTATCGGATTTTAACCAATCTCCGTAACCATCATCTTCATTTTTAATTTTAACCTTCTCAAACATATCATTAAACCATCTATTAAACTCTCGAGGTTTCTTTTTTTTTAATTTACCTAACATTTCTACTTTTTCACTATCTTTATATGCTACATATTCTTTTTGAGATGCTTCCTTTTCCTTTCTATATTTATATTTATAAATAGAAACTAACACTTTATATGCCTCAGAAAAAAACATAAATACTTCTTTAGGCAACCCACTTTTATCCGGATGTGTTTTTAAAGCAATTATTTTTGCCTTTTTCATTTGCTCTTCGTCTAAATTATAATTAACTCGAAATAATACCAACAAATCATCTAAATTATAATTATCTAAATTTAAATCAAAATCATTCATATTAAATAATAACTGTATTTTATTTTTATTTATTTATTCTATTTATATATTAAATATGTCTAGTCAAACTTTAGCTAATAAAGGTCAAATACATATTAATACTGATAATTGGTCTAGTTTTCATAATAAATTAAATAGTAATTCTAAAAATACACCTACTTCTCAAAATCCTACATCTAAAGATTTTGATTGGAAGTTTCATGCTGGAATTATAAATGATAAAGATTTTTCAAAATTAAATGCATCATATATTAAAGCATCAACCCCGCTAGAAAAAATGTATATCATGAGTAATGATGCAGTAAACCAGTTTGTTAAGAAATGGGAAAAAAATAAAAAACATCAAAAACTGATATTAGAATCATTTAAAAATATTAAAAAAGTTCTAAATAAAAATAAGTTTGATGAAAATCCAAAAATAGATGAAACAGTTAAATTAATGTATTTTAAGTCTAGTATGGTTTTCTATATGGAAAATTTAAAAAAAAATATTCATTTCTCAGAAGGAGAAGAATGGTTATTAGTATTGTGTCATAAAATTGCCTTATTTACAGGAACACTAGAAATAGAAACTATGATATTCTTATTGTATAAAGCTTTTTTATTAAAATGTAAAATTAAAGACTTTATTTTTCCGATAGTAGAATTAGAAGTCGATGGTACAAAATACTCTTTTTATAAAAAAAAAGAGTTGTCGAGACCACACTTCTTTTCATTTTTAATTGTTTATATGTTTATGAAAACAAAACCAGATACAGTAGCGCATTTATTTGATGAAAAACATGCGCCAAAAACCAAATTTTTCAACAACTTTATAAAAAGTGTATTTGATTTTTTTATATATAATTTACCCTTTAAAATTTCTAATATAGATACATTATCACCTGATGTTAGGAAAATATTCGGTGAAGTTTTAAAAAAGAAAAATCCATTGCCTCTTTTTGCTTATATTATTGCTTATTTAAAAGCATATACCCCTGATAATTTAAAACTAACATTCCCATGTAAAAAATGCGGACATCATTCTACAACAGATCCTGAAACCGCAAATCAATTATTTCAAAAACTTGTAGAAAGTGTCGGATTTACAGATAAAAATAAAACAATTAAAGAAAGTACATCTATAAAACAAAGTATACCAGATGCAGATTATAGAAAAATTAAAGAATATTTAGATTCAAATGTATCTAAGATAGCAAAGATTGCTAGAGGAAGATT